GCACATCTAACTACGATGCAACGCTAATAGCTTGGCAAGCTGGAGGACACGATAACGATATAAGTATAAACTTCGGAGGCTCACAATTTACAGAGTCAGCTTATGCTGCACGATTTAGCTTAATAGAAGACGATGGTTGGACTATTGTTGATGGTGGTATATTTAACCCAACACCAGCCGATTACATAAGCATACTAACAACAAGAGTAGAAGCTGCTGGAGGTACTATAGAGAACACTACAGATAGCCAAGCATTCTTACAAACATTAAACGACATTGACTAATGGCAGACGGACTATTAAATAAAGCAAGTATAATCTTAACTCCTACTGGTTACAAGGCTGGTACGCTTTACAACGTAGCACCAGTAGTAGAGCCTTATGAGGACTTTGACTTTGCTAGAGCTAGTGTTGCTAGTCGAGTTAATTCTAGTGGCTTAGTCGAGATGGTAGGTAGAACTCTTGGTAGTGAGTTAGTACAAAACGGAGATTTTAGTCAGTTAGGCAGTGAGTTAGTTGTCAATGGCGATTGGTATTCTCATAGAGGTGCTTATTTTGAGATAACAAATGATTTAATATATATAGAAAATGACGGAAACACTTATGGAGGTATAGAACAATCTTTTAGTGTTTCATCAGGAAAAAACTTTCAGTTAAAATATAATGCAATAGAGGGAACTACAAGTACTGATTGGAGAGTAAATATAGGCTCATCACAAGGTGGTACAGATTTATATTCTAAAGGTCAAATTTCAGACTTTACTGAAAATACCATAATTACATCTACATCAAGTGAAATATGGATAAGAATTTATAATAATACACCGACCATAGGGGATAACTTTTCAATAGACAACGTATCAGTAAAACAACTAGACCCTAATGACTATTGGACTTTAGGAACTGGTTGGAGTATAGGAGATGATGCTTTAGTAGGTAATGGAACTATGACTGCTTCTGATACTGCAAATCAAGCATATGATTTTACAGATGGCAATATTTATAAATTTAGTTTTGAAATTACAGAAAGAACACAAGGTAGTGTATTTATTAGAGAGCCTTTTAATGGTTATTTAGATGCTACTGGAGATGTTGGTGTTCATACTTTTTATTATGTTGCTGGTGCATCCAATGAGTTACGTCTAAGGTCAAGTGATAGCTTTATAGGAAAGATAACCAACGTATCAGTCAAAGAAGTAATAGACACCAACAACATTCCAAGAATAAGCTATGATAGTAATGGAGATAATGGTCATATATTGTTAGAGCCTACTTCTACTAATCTTATTACTTATAGTGAGGATTTTAGTCAGTGGACAACATCTAATTTTACTGCTAATAATGAAACAACAACTGCTCCAAATGGAGATACAGTAAATGGTTATGACTTTGCAGATGGATATATATTTATAAATACAGCTAACTTAGATGGTTCTAGTAGTTATACTAATTCAATTTACATAAAAGCTAATAAGTCTGCAACTATTGGAATGAGAAAAGGTGGAGCTGGTAGTGGTCCAGATAATGACTCTATAAATTTGACAACAGATTGGCAAAGATTTGAAGCTACTAGTGTAGCAACAATAACTACTAATGGAAGATTGTTATTAGACAATAGAGCTGCTAGTGGTTATGGCGTTGCTGATTTAGAAGTATTTATATGGGGTGCGCAACAAGAAGCCTTGTCCTACGCTACATCTTACATACCAACACTAACTGGAAGCACAGAGACAAGAGCTACAGAGACTGCAACTGGTGCTGGTAGTGCTGACTTAATAAACTCTACAGAGGGTGTGTTATATGCAGAGATAGCTGGATTAGTTGATGCTGATACTTCTGATAGAGTAATTTCATTATCTGATAACTCTATAACTAATAGAGTAGAAATGAAACTTTCTAGTAGTGGCTCTATTAAAGGTAGATTTGATAGTGCTTCTAGCGATATAACCTTAACAGAATCAGGATTAACTGCAAGTAATTTTAATAAAATAGCGTTAGTTTGGTCAAGTGGTAAATGTGCTTTATTTATTAACGGAGCAAAAGAGCAAGAGGATTTAACCTTTAATACTTTTGCTAGTGATGTATTATTTGATTTGTCTTTTGATAGTGCTTACTTAGGTGGTAGTAGCAACTTCTACGGTAAATGCAAAGCACTAGCAGTATTTAATGAGGCTTTAAGTGATGACGAACTAAATAATTTAACTGGCTGATGAGTTTAAGATTAACAGAAATATGTTACCCAGAGGTAAAGAGTTACTACATCGTATGGAACGATAGTGATGCGATAGTATCGTATGGAGTGCTTGAGACTTATCAATGCTTAGAGACTAAGTGGGACAATGTAGACTTATACACTAAGGAAATAGATTGGATAAACATATTAATAGATAACGGTATTAACCCTTTTCCAGAGCAATAATGGCAATAGGAACAAGTAAAATATTAAGAGGTAATCAAGGTGGTCACGCTGGTTTTGTTACAGCTACCATTGATGAGAGAGAACTCAAGTCTTTGATTAAGGACTTAGAGAAACTTAATATGTCTGATAGTAAAAATAAGACACTACTAAGGCAAGGAATGCGAAAAGCATCTAAGCCTATTCTGCAAGAGCTTAAATCTATTGTTCCAGTTGAATCTAAACAACTTAAAAAGTCTTTAGCTATAATCAACGGAAAGAACGTAAAAGGTAAGCCACCAACGGTATATGTAGGACCAAGAGTTAAAAAATCATTTGCTAGTAAAGAGAAGTCTGGATTTTATTTCTATTTCTTAGAGTATGGATTTAGAGGTATTCCTGGACTAAGAATGTTAGATAAGACTGCTGCTAGTAAAGGTAACACAGCTATCAATAGTGTTATAGGAGAAATAAAAAAACTCATTGACAAAAGAATGAAGTAATGGAGATAGGAAAAGTAATATATAATATTTTAAGCAACGATTCAAACGTAGCTCCTTTAGTTACTACTGACGGTAATTTAAGAATATTTCCTAGCCGTTACAATTTCCCTACTGACGTTAAGTTACCATACATTACTTATCAGATGTTTGGAGATGAGCCTAACAACACTAAGAACGGTGTGAGTGAGTATGACTACGTCAGAGTACAGATAAGCTTTTACCATAACAACTACGCTGACTTAGTAACTTTAGCTGGTCACGTTAGAACAGCTCTAGACTACGTTAGTGGTACTTATAGTGGTGTAGTAGTAGACAAGATATTTTACCAAGACCAGAACGAGCTATACGATGATAGTGCTGGTAGTATTGGTTTATATGGTATAGCACAAGATTACAGATTTAACATAAATAGATAGATATGGAAACCTATAAAGTAAAGATAAAAAAAGACATCGAATGTAGAGGAGTAGAATATGTAGAAGGCGAATCTTACAAAGTAGTAAGAGCCGTTTTTAACTTCTTACAGCATAACGATGCAATAGATACAACAAAGAAAAAATCTAAGAAGAAAGAAACTTCTGAGGATTTAGATATTAGCTAATTTATGAATTTAAAATTTTAAAAAATGATTTTTAACGGAACGGATTTAATCCTAAAAGTTTCTCCTAGTAGTGGAGGAGCTGAAGCGAAATTGATGCATTCTCAGAATGTTTCACTTTCAATGAATGTAGATACAATAGACATCTCAACAAAAGACTCTGCTGGTTGGAGAGATTTGTTAGGTGGACAAAAGTCTTTTAGCCTTTCGGCTGATGGTCTTATGGACTTCTCAGCAACTGCTGGAGATACTGATGTAGCTGAATTATTTGACCAGATGTTTGATAGAACAGCAGTAGACTTTACTTTTGCTCTATCTACTCCAGCTGGTTATACAATTACTGGAGATGGTTTTATTACTTCTCTTGAGATTTCTGGTGGTACAGAAGATGCTCCAGTTTACTCGGTTTCAATAGAAGGCAGTGGTGAGTTAACTAAGACTGCTGTATAATAATTTCTTTGTTGGTTGGGGATTGTGCTACGGCACGTCTCCCAACTAGCAATAACTTAAACTAACAAAGATATGTACGAAATTGTAATAATAAACGGTAAGGATTACCCAGTAAGATTTGGAATGAACTCTTTGAGAATGTTCTGTAAAGATACTGGAAGAAGTTTAGCTGACTTAGATAAGCTAGGAGAGGGAATGAGCTTAGATGATGCTTGTTATCTAATCCTAAACGGAATAAAAGACGGCTCTAGAGTGAGTGGTCAAGAATGTTCTTTAAATGTTGATGATGTCGCTGACTTGCTAGACGAGGATTTTGAGGCACTAAATAAAGTGCTAGAGATATTCTCTAACCAATTCTCTGCTAAATTTGAGACAGAGGGAAACGTGAAAGCTCCGAAAGGGGCGAAGATAAAGAAGTAACCTGGGATAGTTTAGAAGCTATAGGTTATGGCTTCGGATTACTACCTCAAGACTTTTGGAGTTTAACTTTCCACGAGTTTATCTGTATGCAAAAAGGCGTAAATGATAGAGTAGAGAAAGAACAGCAATGGGAATGGGAACGAGTGAGATGGTTGGCTTGTGTTAATTTACAGCCACATACAAAGAAAGGGCAAAACCTAACTCCACAAAAGCTGATGAAGTTTGACTGGG